TGAGCTATCCAGCACAGCTTCTATTTGCTCCAAAACCTGCTTAATTTGTTGCTTATCGATGTACATAGTTACCTCCGTAAAGCCCTCTCTAATTTATTATAAAACTCTTTGGGCAAATGGTCAATGGTTTTCTTAATGGTGATTGGTAAAAGAGTTTCCATTTTCTCCTTATTCAATTTTGAATGCGTAAAAATAAATGCAGGTTCATCCCTTAATCCTTTAACGCAAACATGTTTAATGACACTGGCAATACCGTAAGGGATGTTACCGTATAGTTGATTACTAAATGGTATATTTTTCTTAACCAAATAGGGGATATACCAGCGTTCAAAGAATAGAACGGTACACTCTTCTTCCAATCTATCTAGTCTTTCTTGTTCACTTAGATTGTTCCAACTGGTTTCATTTTGAGTAGTGTCGGTGAATACAAATTTACGATAGGCTGGAATGGGTCTGGCGAGAACATCGACAACCATTTCATGTAACCAGTCATGCTCAATATGTTCTGGGACTGCATACTGGTGGAAAAACGCATGTTTGTTCTTCTGGCTAGTTGCACGTCTAGCGTTATTTTCAGCAACTCGACTATCAATAAAACTGTCATTTTCAACACCAAGATGAATGGTGTTACTATCGATAAATTTAACAGAATTGTTATATTTTTCCCTATCTAGCGACCAATAGCTAGCTAAATCTATATCTCGTAAAACCCTAAGATCGGCTACTTCGAAAGATAGTCCAGCAAACTTAAATTTATTACCACCAATTTGCGTAGCAAGTAGTGCGATATCGGTAGGGTCTTTGGCTACTACAAAATCAACCATTTCACCATCTGTAGTTTGAAGAATAGCGCCATATTTATTCCTAACTTTAAGCTTAAAATTTTCATTATCAATTAATGAAACTATGTCATCTTCAGTTCCTAGAACGTCAATGTCTTTATATTTATAGTCGGGAAAATAGTAAGCGATAGCTCTAGAACCAAAAATCAGCATATAACCTCACTACCTAGTAGCTACTTAATCATTTTTTCTCTGGTAGTAGGTAAACGATAATTTCTCTATCGTCGAAAACTTTATTAATAATGGCTTCAATAATATTCCATTCACCACCGCCCAATCCGGCACCAATTTTTGGAATACCAATGGTGCTATCCTTACAAATCTCTTTTAACTTACTGAAACCTGTTTCAATTGCTTCATATGAGCAATATACTTTACCGTCGGTACCATAGTTTTCTTGGGTAAACATATTTACAATCAACCCATCAGTAGTTGCGACGTACAGGCACTTACCTAGTAACTGTTTAGGTGAAAGGAATGCATTATGAACGCTTACATACTCATGGTAGGCGTTTTTAACGTGAGGATAGCGACGTGCAATTTGTTTAGCAATACCACTACCAAAGCCATCAGTGCAATTACACCCATGAGCAATGGCTTGAATTTCGTTATCTTTTAGTGCGTCTAGTAGATTACCTTGTATATATTTAATCATACATTTCCCGGTTAAATAGTCTCGAAAGTGTGTATAAATGTTGTAATATCATAGTCCGCACACGCCACCGACGCATTCCTTTTCCTTCTCCTCAAAAACTACACCTTCATTTTTTAACGCTTCTTCTAATGAAACTTTAGTTAATGGTTGTCCACCACGACTCCCATCGGGATATACCGTAAACCCTCTAAGTCGTTTAGCGTATTTCAAAAGAATTTTAGCATTCGCCTTACTAGTAATCTCATTATTACTTTCACTTCCCCAAGGAGCTACGTTACAGGTAGAGCTAATAGCCATATCTACATAATTTTGAACATCGGCTTGAAATTTAACTCTTTGTTTAAATGATAAATCATAAGAATCTTTAATTTTATCCAAGGGAACTCCCGCTTCCATGAGACGTTTGACGGCACCATCCACCACGTATTGATATTGCCATTTACCATCTTTAAAATATCTTCGTTTATAGGCTGCACAAAATAACGGTTCGATACCTGTAGTAGTTTCTGCCATAATGCCGATAGTTCCCGTCGGGGCAATTGCTCTAACACCCTTAGGTACCGCAACATTAAGTGTTCTCGCTAAAACGAATGCTGTAGAATCGGATTCTTCTTCGTAGATGGATAACCATTTATGTAACTCAGGTGTAACCTCGTATTCACTACCGCGAATCATTAACCATTCATGAATGCCACCTAGTCCTAATCCAATACGATTATTTTTATCCCCAACTTCTTTCACTTTTGCTGTTGGAGTGTCACTGTAAATACCCCCGCACATTAAAAACATAGTTGCATATTTAACTACTTTCCTAAGCTCTTTGGTATCTTCAATTCGATTTAACCATACTGTACCTAGATTACATTTATCACTATCATCCTCGCTGACTACCTCACAACAAGCGTTCCTCAAAGTTTCATTATCTTTTCTAAAATTGAAACTCATTCCAGGTTCAGCACTGGAAAAAGCCTGTTTATAGTTTATTTCCCACACCTTAACAGCATGATTATATAATTCATGTTTAGGATTTTCAATTGCGATAAAAAATTCAGTATCGTAGTTTACTGAAATATTAGTTAACTCCATCGGCATTGCAAAATTGATATCCTTCTCTTTTAGTGTTTTTAAATCCTCAGACCAATTTTTTAGATTTAAAAATTTAAAGATATCGGCATGTTTCCAATTTAGGGATGCGTAAATAGCACTGCGACGTTGTCCACCCTGCATAATATAGCGACCAGTTTCATTGATCATATTAATTAAAGCTATAGGTCCGGTGCTGGTACCACCTGTTTTATTAATTCTAACACCCTCTGCTCGCAACATACTATAATCAAATCCAATACCACCTCCAGTCATAAGTGCCATTGATGCCTTAAACAGAGCATCTGCCCACCCTTCTCGGGAATCTTCAGCCCTAAAAAGAAAACAATTATTAACTTGGTGAAATTTTCTACCGGCAGCATATAAATATCTCCCGGCTGGGATAAATTTTCGGTCCATCATAATGGTGATAATATATTCTTGATCTTCTTTACATAAGAGTTGACCACATACACTGGTAACAACGCGTCTACAGCACTGTTCCCAGGTTTCAACTCCATCCATAGAATATTTCTGTTTAAAAATATCATATGCGAATTTATTTGAAAAAACATCAAACTTTTCCATTATTTACTCTCGATTTCTTTCAATGTACGTGTTGCTAGTCCTAGCTTTTGATTAACCCTATCAAGAACCATCAATAGTAAATTATTCTGAATTCCATACCATTCCTGGTCTTCTTTTTCCATCTTCTCAATGTTCTCAAGAATCTGATGAATGATAGAAACCAACGTTAGTAGATGCTTTTCATTGTAATTGTGTTGCGGATAGATACTTTTGATGCGCTCATATAGTTCACCGAAAATTGTAGCATTTTTAGCTTGCATTTTAACGTTAGGATTTTCAGCAATAGACTTAAAAATAGGACGTAGATATAGACGTTCATCATCGGTTAGAAATAACTTCATACGCTTTCTTCCTCAATTTTCTTATGTTTAGTAAATACCATACCCTTTTCGGCTAAATCTTTCGCAACGTGAGTGGCAACTCGTGACGGATTAAACTGAATTGTATTAATATTATTCTTCTTTACAACTTTAAACAATCCCAAATGGTCAATATAAATTCGACCGTTACCCTTCTCCATTAAATCATAAAACGATTCAATGAAAATTTGATACATAGCGCCAGCATGTGTTTTAGAAATTTTAAAATGCTCGGCAAATTTTTCAACAATACTATTCGACACTTCTTTTTCGTACATTAGTAGTTCCACCTTCTGTAATCGGACCGTTCATCAATATGAAAGAAATTTTTAGCTATTCCAATCGATTTAAATTCTTTCTCAAGACACTTCAACAACTTTTCCATCTCTTCTTTCCGAAACTCTTGATCGTTACTGTGAGTTAAATGTGATGGTTGCACATCCAATCCAATGGTACCAACCTTTCCACTGATATCAACGTAATCAATCTGATGGGTACTAGCGTTTTTAGCAGTTTTAAAATTTGAATCATTCCTTAAATCAGCTTGTTTCTTAGCGCACCGACAAGCACTGGTGATGCGTAAAGATTTACCATAATTGTCTCTTACTTTTTGTATTTTGTCAACCAAAGTTTTAGATAACAATTGTTCGTCACAATCTGAATAGATACAATGACATACGAACTCACCAGAGCTAAAATTAGCACTGAGTTTAATGTTATCTTTTTTCTTAAATTTGAACATAAATTTTCCTTTTTCTAACTATATGTAGGAAGAACTAGCAAATCCTAATGTGTCTAGTGGCACAAACTATTAAGAGGCTAACGCTACCATTCCTTTTTTTAACCACTTATCATCCTCGCTACCCCATTGGGTGTGAGCAAATGAAGGTAACTTATGAAGAATTTTACACAATGGGTATTCTTTACCCTATTCATCGCTTTTTCCCTGGCTTTAGCTTTTAAGCCGTCTTTCGTATTTTGTGTACCCCTAACGGTTAGTGCCTATTTTTTCTTTAATAGCTCTAAACAAATTTATTATACCTCACTAGAAGAAAAGTTTCAAGATATGAATTCCCAGTTTTCTAAATTTGAGGAGAATACCCAAAGAATTAGCGAATTGAGCGATAAGGTCAACCAAATGCAACTAGCTAATGGAATGCGGAAAATTCGATGATAAATTTTACAGAATATAAATCTCGTAAAGAGCTAGAACTTTTCTGTGAAGGTCTTTTTCTTCAAGTTGCAGCATTAAAGAAGCATAGCCAGTCCCTAAATGAGCAGCTAGAGCACTCAGAAACCCTTTTAAAGGCTAGCAACATCCCATCCATAGGTGCGGAGGCATGTCCTACTGAAAGGCTGATTTTGAGGGAATTAAAGCGTCTTGATGACAGTTCTAAGCTGACAGCTTTAGAAACTGAAGAAATTAAAAATCTTAAGATGCTGGTTGAATCTTTAGTGACTTTACGTAAAAAAGAACCACTAAAAGAAGTTAAGCCTATAAAGAAGAAAATTGATCCTCAAGAATTGTTATCTATCGTAAATGATAAATGACTAGAATAACAAAGCAAGAAGCCATTCAAGAATTGTGGGCTAACGGTATTGTTACTGATTGGCTACTTGATGAAAATCAGAAAACAATGGTTACCATGATTGAGGAGTGTGCAGCCTCTCAAATCGTTATAGTGTTTCCTCGTCAGGTTGGTAAGTCCTTTGGTACTCTAGCATATCTAACGCAGCTTTGTTTACAGAAACCTGGAACCATCGCAACTTTCGTTGCTCCCTATCAGTCACAAGCTAAAAAGATTGCTAAAACTACAATGCGGGAAATTCTGACAACTTGTCCAGATTATCTTCAGCCAAGCTATAAAACTCAAGACAATCTTTTTCAATTTCAAAATGGTTCCATCATTGAACTGGTTGGTAACAACGCTGGTCACATTGAAAAGGCAAGGGGTCCGAAAGCTCACATCATAGTATGCGATGAGGTAGGATTTTGGGTTGATCTAGATTATTCAATTAAGTCTGTGCTTCTCCCTAAGTTAAATACAACTAAGGGTAAGCTCATCATGACAAGTACCCCGCCGTCTAGTGCTGGACACCCCTTCCAAAAGTTTTACGAAACTGCTAAATTTAGAAATGCTGCACTCATTCGCACCATCTACGATTGTCCACGTTATACAAACGAAGAAATTCTAAAGTTTGCTGAAGAGTGTGGTGGTCTAAATAGTATTGAATTCCAGCGCGAATATATGTGCCTTTTCAAGACTGATAGTAGTAAAGCTGTTATTCCTGAAGCCACTGAAGAATTGTTAGCTGAAATTACACAAGAATGGAAACGCCCACCTTATTATCTTACATATGTATCAATGGATATCGGGTTTAAAGATTTAACCGTTATTCTATTCGCCTATCACGATTTTAGAACCGGAAAGATTATCGTTGAGGATGAAGTTGTTCTAGATACTCCTGAAAAGCTTCGTACTGACAGTTTCGCCTACTCAATTTATGATAAGGAACAGCAGTTGTGGGGAACCGATGATGGTGAGCACCACGAACCATATAGGCGCGTTTCAGATATCAACCATATTCTATTAAATGATCTATATTTGGCGCACAATCTTAGCATTATTCCTACAGCTAAAGATGATTTGGACGGGCAAATTAACAATACTCGCTTAATGGTTGGCGGCGGCAAGGTTATTATTCATCCCAGGTGTAAAACTCTCCTATTCCACCTAAAGAATGCCGTTTGGAAGAATGATAAGCGTAAGGAATTCTCTCGTAGTGCTGACGCTGGTCACTATGACGCTCTCAGTGCTCTCATCTATCTACTGAGAAATATTGACTATCATAAAAATCCATATCCTGAGAAATATGACCTAAAACTGGAAAAAGAATCATTTCTATCTCCCCATTGGAAAGCTAAGACGAGCGATATCAAAAAAACCTTAAAAGAAATCTTTACACCCAATCGTGAAAAGAAAAAAGTGAGAATGCGATGAATGATAATACCTACTTTGCTGCTCAAGAGAAGGGTAAGCTTGCTGCCATCCTCATAGCTAAAAAGAACAAATTCTACGAAAGTCTGCTAGCTAGCGGCTATGTTGAAAAAATTAATAGGTTGTACGCCATGTATCACGGCATGGATTACAATGGAAGCTCCTCAAGTCACGATATTAAATTTGAAGGTGAGCAGGGTGAACTGGTTTCAATGAACGTAAACCATTTACGTAACATTGCATCTAATATGCACACCCTCATAACCGCTACTCGCCCCACAATGGAAACTAGGGCCATTAATACTGACTATAAGTCTCGTGTTCAAACTAAACTTGCTAACGGTCTACTAGACTATTACATGCGTGAAAAACGCTTGGAATGGATTCTAAGGCGTGCATGTGAATATGCCATTGTCCTTAGTAGTGGTTGGGTTCGAATGGAGTGGGATGCTACTGCCGGTAGTGAGATTGAAGAGGATGAGGAAACCGGAATTAAGATTTATGAAGGTGATGTAAGGGTTGAGGTTCTATCTCCATTTGATATTATTTTTGATGCTAGTAGAGAAGATCAGGACCATGATTGGTACGTTGTAACCAGTTATAAAAATAAATATGACCTAGCTAGTAAATATCCAGACTTTGCTGATAAAATTATAGACCTACCAACTAAAGATAAACTCGAATATCGTTGTGGTGTCAGCTTTGGTGTTGATGAAACAACTCTAATTCCAGTTTTTGAATTCTTCCATAAGAAAAGTGATAGCGTTCCAAATGGACGTTATATGCTATTCCTCGCTGAAGATGTTTGTTTAATGGATATGCCATTGCAATATCCCATGATTCCCCTATTTAGGATTTCACCAAGTGACATTCTAGGAACTCCATTTGGATATACCCCCCTATTTGATCTAATGGCACTACAAGAAGCTGCCAGTATGCTCTACAGTGTCATTTTAACTAACCAGCAAGCGTTCGGCGTTCAAAACATCTGGGTACCGTCAGGTGCTGGTATTTCCATTGAAAGTCTTGCAGGTGGATTAAATATTATTGAAAGTAACCAGGCACTGGGTAAGCCGGAAGCTATTAATTTTACTAACACTCCTAAAGAAATTTTCGATTATCTTAGGTTCTTAATTGAATCAATGGAAACCATCTCTGGGGTTAACAGTGTTGTTCGTGGCAATCCTGAGGCAAGCCTCCGTTCTGCCAGCGCCCTAGCCCTGGTCCAGTCTAACAGTATTCAATTCATGAGCGGATTGGCGAACCAGTACAATCAACTCATTGAAGATGTTGGCACCGGATTGTTTAGAATTCTAAAGCTATACGCTAAATCTAAGCGTGTTGCTGCAATTGTTGGCGTTAACAATCGGTCATATTTACAAGAATTCAACAACGACGATCTTTCAAATATCAATAGGGTCATCGTTTCGGCAGCTAATCCTCTATCAAAAACCAGTGCTGGACGTATGCAAATGGCGAGCGAATTGGTTCAATATACAGAGATAACTCCTCGTCAATATCTAACAGTTCTTGAAACTGGAACTCTAGACAGTGTGATTGAGGGGCCAATGAAAGATGAAAATCTAATTGTTTCCGAAAATGAAATGTTGCTTGAAGGTAAGATGCCCATTGTTACCGTTCTTGATAAGCACAGTATGCACATTGCTCGACATAGAGAAGTCATTTCAGATGCAGCTTTAAGAGAAAACCCTGAACTAGTAAAGGTTGTATTGGATCACGTTCAAGAGCATCTAACCGCATTACGTGAAACTGATCCTACCCTGTTGGCGATGTTCGGTGAACAGTCCTTGGCACCGCAGCCCTTGCCTAATACCGGTCAGAACATGCCCGCCATGGGTCCAGATGCCGCTGGTGCTGCTCCTATGCCTGCTGCTCCTATGCCCGCTGCTCCTATGGCTGACGCTACGGGGGGTCAACAATTACCATCACCACCTGCAGGGTTTGAGCAACAACCTTTGAATGGTCAACAATTACAACAAAAAATAACCGGATAACCCTATACCCAATAATGGATTAGGTCATTTAAGGAGAGACTATGCCTGATGCGAAAATTGATACACCTGTTGAAGAAACCACCGTTGAACCCAGTGAGGAAAATCTCACTGAAGAAGAGATTGCTGCGCTTGAAGCTGAAGAAAATGAGGGGAAAGAAAAGAAGGATGATTCAAAGGAAGCCGCTAAGGTTAGCAGCGTTAAGAAATACAAACTTAAGGTTGATGGTAAAGAAGAAGAGGAAGAATTTGATCTTTCTAATGAACAAGAACTTGTTAAGCGTTTGCAGCTAGCTAAAGTAGCTCAAAAACGAATGCAAGAATCTGCCGAAAGTAAAAAGTCGTTGGAAAAAGTTAATCAAGAGCTTAAAGAGTTTCTTTTCGCCCTTAAAGATAACCCTTTTGATATTCTATCTGATCCCCGTTTTGGATTGGATATGAAAAAACTTGCTTATGACTTTGTAGCTAAAGAAGTTGAAGAAGCTACTAAAACCCCAGAACAGAAAGCTCAGGAAGAGAAAGATGCTAAGTCTAAAGACCTAGAATCAAAACTTGCCAAGCTTGAGAAAGAGAAAATTGATAGTGATAAAAAAGTAATTCAGGAAAAGTATGAGCAAGAGATTCAGAAAAATATTATCGAATCAATTAAAGAAAGCGGACTACCCGAAGATGAACCTGAAGTTCTAAAGCGTTATGCTCAGGCTATGAAAATTGGCTTGAAATTTAAAATGGAACTATCTCCTAAAGAGCTTGGCCCCATCATCAAAAAGCAACTATATGAAGAATCTAAAAAATTCGCTTCACTATTGAAGGATGAAGAATTTGAAGAGTTTGCTGGTATGGACCGTATTAAGAATGTTCGTAAAAAGATGCTAGAAAAGATTAAAACTAACGTAACTTCCAGCAAGCAAATTAAAGACACCGGTTCAGAAAAAGATGAACTACATGTTGCGAAAGATAAATCTAAGAAATTTCGTAACAATAAGGGTTTCTGGAAAAATCTTGAATCTGGCAATGGATAACATATTGAAATTAAACAGTATAACATAAGAATGAATAAAACAAAAATCGTTTTTCTAACTATATATGAGTAAGTCAATAAAAGCTGCAGTGTAAGCACTTGCCCACGGCATAACTTTGACGATTGAAAATGTATAAATTGTTCTAAAAAACTAACAAACTGAGGTTAATAAAATGGATCGTCTAGAAAAAAATGAATATCTCTATGAAAAGCTTCTAAAGGCTGTTGCCCTACCTTTCAAGGTAAAACTTGAAGGCAGTGCTACTCCCGCAAGCAAACTAGGTTCAAGCGACCTTCCCGGTGTATGCATTCTTGGTGCCGAAGGGCAAACCGCTGATGTAACCGCCGTTGAAAGTGGTCTAAGCTATGCTGCCGTTGACGCCAACGGTACCTACGCCATTCTACTTAAAGGTAG